TATTATGAAAAGCCTTATTCAGATTTAGTTGGCCGAGTAATTGGAACCGGAGTTCATACTGGAATTTATAAAATCACAAATCTAGAGAATGGAATGTGTTATGTAGGCTAGAGCGTAAATTTGATAGAACGTTGGCGGCAACACATTAAACGAGGCATTGGCGCAGAAACGCCAACCCGCAATAAATTATACCCAGCTATGTTGGCTATTGGAGTTGAAAATTTCACTTTTGAAGTTATTGAGGAATGTAGCAAGGATTAGTTGGATGAACGAGAAGATTATTGGCAAAATTATTTCCACTCAAATGAGTTTGGATACAGCATTAAATAAGGAGATTATTTAATTGGTTAGAATTATTGATAAGAGAGCATCAGGAAAGACAAGTAGACTTATGCTAATTGCAAAGGAAAATAACGCTACATTTGTTTGTTCAAATCCAACTGCTATGGAAGCTAAGGCTCATGCTTATGGCATTGTAGGAATTAATTTTATTTCCTATAGAGATTTTTTAAATAGAGGTCAGCAGCCTTTTAATTATGTAGTAGATGAATTAGAGAATTTTATTGCTTATATGAATACTTATGAAAAGCGTGGAAAAATGATTGCCTATAGTCTGAGTAATGAGGAGTAATAAATTTGGAATTTAGAAATATTAGAACTTTTAATTGGGAAAATGCGCTGAGGGGAATGCGCAATCCTAAAGAGTCATATGATAGAATTGACAGCTAGTATGGTATTGCGCCTTATGATGCTTATGAGGATGTCGTAAATACTTTTATCTAGGAGTTAGAGCCTAACACAGAATATTCAGAAGAATTTTATCAAAATAGCATTATTCACGAAGGTATTCTTGGGGATGATTCTTATATTGAATATGCTATGATTGGACCTAAAGACATGAAGCTGGCACAGACTCTTATTAAAGCTGGTCCAGAGCATCGTAAATTTCTACGTTAGATTTTCGTGAGTGTAGATATTACTGCTCCGTTATACTGGTATTAAGGAGAAATTCTTTCTGCCAATGAAATACTTTTCCTAGTTATCGCTAGGGGTTGCGGATTTCCAATTTTTTGGTAAAACGCAGCTAACGGGGAACCACCCATTGGAATCCCGTGGGAAATATTTATATTAAACGTGTCAAACTCCATTAAAGAGTTAGAAACTTTTTTCTAATATAATAGAAAGAAAAATGGAGGTTTGATTTTTATGATTGAAAAGCAAAAAAGAAATTCAAAGCCACGCGTTGATTTAACAGATAAACAATTTGGCTATTTAACAGCTCAATATTATATTAAGGGTGGAAAATGGCATTGTATTTGTAAATGTGGTAATGAATTAGATGTTGATACAAGAAATTTAAACAGCGGCCATACAAAATCATGCGGTTGCTTATAGAAAGAAAAAGCTTCTAAAAATACTTATGATATGTTAAATTATGAGAATGATAATATTAAGGTATTAGAAAGAGCAGGTTCTGATAATTAGCAAATAGCATTATGGAAATGTGTATGTAAACATTGTGGAAACATTTTTATAACTAGAGGTAGCTCAATAAGAAATGGCGCTGTTCAATCATGTGGCTGTGTTCATTCAGCTAACGAAAAGAATATTGTTGACATATTAAGCAAAAATAATATTGAATTTGCAACACAATATACTTTTCCAGATTTAATAGGATTAAATGGTGGTAAATTAAGATTTGATTTTGCTATTTTTAAAAACGGCAAATTATCACATTTAATTGAGTATAATGGAATGCAGCATTATGTTCAAGCAGAAGGCTCTTGGGCTGAAGGCTTTGAGCAATTACAAAAACATGACCAGATGAAAAAAGATTATTGTAAACAACACAACATTGAGTTAAGGATTATCCCTTATAATCAATCTTATGGATTAAAAGATTTAATATAAATAAACCTGTAGAGACTATTCCCTAAGCCTTATGGGCAGGGAAGTAGGGCTACTATTGATACGTAGTCTGGTTTTAGGAAACGAATCCAGTTAAATGCCGAAATGGTATCCTTCGTAAGAAGTAAAAGATAGTCCACAAATGGGAAAGAATTTGATACCTACAAAGTCGGCACTGTCGCTAACTCAACCTCCACCATGCACAAGATTCAGAGTAAGCCCATTACTATTGATTGCTTTGAGATTGATGATTATACGCCACTTACTACAACTCTTCCATATGGAGAAAATCAGACAATCGAAGCAAATGTTTTTGAGGGTATTACAATTCCTTATCTTGAGGCTCTTCGTAACAATTATAATGAAACCAAAGATAAGAGAATCTGGAAGGAGCTTATTAGAGCGCTCCCTGAATCTTGGCTTCAAACTCGAACTGTTACTATGAATTATGAAAATCTTCTTAGTATGTGTTCAAAGAGTCAACGTAGATTCCATAAGCTAACTGAATGGTCTGGCGATGGTGAAGATTTCGTTACACCTAGCTTTATTAAATTTGCGCGCAGTCTGCCCTATGCGCAAGAATTCATTTTTATTGATGAAGGGCAACAAGAAACAGTAAATGAATGAGTTAATATTGACTTTTTAAATTAAATATGATATAATATATATACAAGATATAGAAAGTGAGTTTTTAGAAAATGGCTATAAAACAAGATTTTATCGAGTATGTAGAAAATTTAATTAAAAATCAAAATGAACCAATTGAAATGAATGAAGGCGCTCGGTTTTATTGGGAAGTTCTTAAAGCTGGGCAAACAAAAGAAAAACCACTTTTTACGGATAATGGAAAACTTGTTCTCCAGTATATGAAGGATAACCCTGACACTGAAATGTGGAAGTCAAGAGATATTGCAGAAGGATTGTTTGTTTCTTCTCGCACTGTGGCTGGAGCTTTCCGCAAGTTGGTATCAGATGGCTTCGTAGAGAAGGTTGGAGAGAATCCAGTAATTTATACATTAACCGAAGATGGAAAGAATATTGTAATTGAATAATTAAAAAAAAGGAGAAAATATTATGTCTAAGAAAATGATTAATGAATGCCATATCGAAGGATTTCTCTATAATCATACTCTCAAGGAGAAGGTAACTGGCGAGACTTCTAAGAACCCTGGTACTCAGTATATTACTGGCGAGGTAGAGATTGCTACCGATAATAACCTGACAAATGTTGTAAAGGTACATTTTACTTATGTGACCGCAATTACAAAGAGTAAGCAGCCCAATGCAACTTATACTACACTGAAGAATATCATTGATGGTAAGCTGAAGTCTATTATGGGCGATGGCGTTGAGAATGCAGCTAAGCTTCGTATTGATACTGCTATTGGTCTGAGAGAGTTTTATTCTGACCGTAATGGCAATGAAGAGCTTGTTAGTGTTAAGCGCAATGAGGGCGGTTTTGTTCATAATGCTTCTCTGCTGAATGAGGATGAAAATAAGCGTAATACCTTTAAGACAGATATGGTCATTACAAATGTTGTCCATGTTGAAGCAGATGAAGAGACTTCTACTCCTGAGAAGGGGATTGTTAAGGGTTTTGTCTTTAACTTCCGCAAGGATTTGCTCCCTGTGCAGTTTACAGTGCTGAATCCTAATGCTATCAGTTATTTTGAGAGCCTTGAAGCATCTCCTAATACGCCTGTATTTACTCAGGTTTGGGGCCGTCAGGTATCTCAGACTACTGTAAAGCAGACTATTACTAAGTCTGCTTTCGGTGAGGATGATGTTAAGGAAACTGTAACTTCTCAGAAGGATTTTGTCATTACTGGCGCCCTTGCTGATACTTATATTTGGGATGATGAATCTACTATTCTTGCATCTGAGTTCCAGACCGCTCTTAATGAGAGAGAGATTACCCTGGCGACTCTGAAGAAGAATGCCGATGAGTATAAAGCTAAGAAGGCCGAGACTGCAAATGTGAGTGCTGCGGCTCCTGCAGCTGGCGTTTTTAACTTTTAATTAACCTTGAGGTGGCATAATGAAGGGAAATAATTATAAAAAGGAAAGAACTTCATTATGCCACTATTGCGATTATTCATGTCGCAAAGGGCATAAATGTAAATATTATAAAAAGTATGTGAAAAGTAAATTTTGTAAGAAACGGAGAAAATATAATGGCAATTGATTTGAAAAATCTACAGCCCCATAAGGTTAGTAGAGATTTAAGTGGATATATTACTTACATTTATGGCGCTGAGAAGGCTGGTAAGACCACCTTTGCCTCTTAGATGCCTTCTCCTCTGATTCTGGCATTCGAGAAAGGCTATAATGCTCTTCCTGGCGTTATGGCACAGGATGTCACAACTTGGGGCGAAATGAAGCAGGTTCTTCGTCAGCTGAAGGACGAAGATATTAAGAATATGTTTAAGTCAGTTATTATTGATACTATTGATATTGCCGGCGGCCTTTGTGAACGCTATGTTTGTTCTCAGGCAGGAGTTGATTCCATTGGAGACATTCCTTATGGCCAAGGTTGGACAAAGGTAAAGAAAGAGTTTGAAGATACTTGCCGCACTATTACACAGCTTGGTTATGCGCTTGTATTTATTTCTCACTCTAAGGATAAGACCTTTAAAGCAAAGAATGGCATTGAGTATAATCAGACAGTTCCCACTTGCTCCAGTTCTTTTAATAATATCGCCAAGGATATGGCCGATATTTATGCTTATGCTGAGAAGTATACCGGTGAGAATGGAGAAGGCAAGGTTCGACTGGTAATGCGTTCTCCTGATAATAGCGCTGAGACTGGTTGTCGTTTTAAGTATATTAAGCCCATTGTTGAAGAGTTTAATTATGAAAATGTAGTTCAGGCTTTGAACGAGGCTATTGACAAGGAAGCTGCTCTTAATGGCGGTAAGTATATTACTAATGACCGTGAAAGCATTGTGACTAAGGCTGAGTATGATTATGATGCTCTGATGAAGGAGTTCCAGGAGTATGTTGGTGCTCTTATGAATAAGGACCAGGCATACTTTGGGCCAAGAATTACTCAGATTATTGAGAAATATCTGGGTAAAGGCAAGAAGATTTCCGAGGCTTCTATTGACCAGGCAGAGCTTATTAATCTGATTGTAACAGAGATTAAAGAAGATTTGATGGCTGCTGAGTAATACATAAAGTCAAGTTGGTGGTAACACTGACTTGACTTTATTTTTGAAATATGATATAATATATATAGAAAGAATAGAAGGGAGCGTAAAAGATGCCACATTAGGTACTTTGTTCTATTTGTCGAGAAAGATTTGATAGAGATAAACAAGAATTTGTACAAACTGGCTCAAGGCGGTATGCTCATGCCGATTGTGCTCTCAGAGAAGCAGAAAGAACTAAATCGCCAATTCCAAAAATTATCAATCCTTTAGATTCGGTAATTTGTATTTATTGTCGCAAACCTCTACATAGAAAAGATAAAGATTGCGTAAAAATCACCGATACAAAGTACGCTCATGCAGATTGCGTAGAAGTTGAAAATAATAGAGAATTGACAGATTCAGAAAAATTAGATAGATATATTGAGAATCTATTTAAAACTGATTATGTTTCTGCTAGAATTAGAAAACAAATTAATTCATTTATTGAAGATTATGGATTCTCGTATTCTGGGATTTTAAAATCTTTAATTTATTTTTATGAGGTAAAAGATAATTCCATAGAGAAATCTAAAAATGGAATTGGAATAGTTCCTTATATTTATCAAGATGCAAAAAACTATTATTATTCAATTTGGTTAGCCAAGCAAAAAAATGAAGCAAAACGAATTGAAGAATATGTTCCAGAAGAAAAAGAAATACATATTAAATCACCGCAAAGGAATGTTAAAAAACGTCCTTTATTTAGCTTTTTGGATAAAGAGGAGGAATTTTAACTGGCTTCAAAATATGTTGATGTGACCAGTGTAATTCAGGTAATTGGTTGTGTATTTAATACGCCACAGCTTTTGGATTATACTGACAAATATACAATTATAGATGAAGATTTCCCCAATTCATTTCATAAGATTGTATTTGGGGCAATTTATAAACTCCATGAATTAGGGTCAGAAAAAATTACGCTAGAAACAGTTTCAGATTTCTTATCTTCTCGCCCAAAAAGTTATGCCATTTATCAAAAAGAAAAAGGCGAAGAATGGTTAATGAATGCGTCAACTGCCGCAGTTGAGTTATCTTTTGATTATTATTATCATAGAATGAAGAAAATGACTTTGCTTCGAGCTTATGATAATTGCGGTATTGATGTCAGTGATATTTATGACCCAGACAATATTTTAGACACAAAAAAGAAACAACAGCAAGAAGATTATTTAGATAATTCTTCACTTGACCAGATTGCTGATAAAATTGATGAAAAGATTAGTTCTATACGACTTCAATATGTTGATGACGCTTATGGAGAAGCCTATCAAGCAGGCGATGGAATTATGGAGCTAATTGATAAATTTAAAGAAGCTCCAGAAGTAGGCATTCCATTATATGGTCAGTTAATTAACACGGTTACACGAGGCGCAAGATTAAAAAAGTTTTATCTTCAATCTGCGGCCAGTGGTGTTGGTAAGACTCGTAGCATGATTGCAAATGCTTGTTTTATTGCTTGTGATAAGATTTATGATGAATCATTCGGATGGATAAAGAATGGGACAAAAGAGCCTACTTTATTCATTACAACAGAGCAGGAACTTGAAGAAATTCAAACTATGATGTTAGCTTTTCTTTCAAATGTAAATGAAGAACATATCTTAAATGGTTCTTATGAAGGCAATGAAGAAGAAAGAGTGCGGGAGGCCGCAATTTATCTTTCAGAAAGTCCTTTATATATTGAAGAACTTCCTGATTTTTCATTAAAGGATGTTGAAGATAGAATAAAGAAGAATATAAGAGATCATGATGTAAAGTATGTGTTTCATGACTACATTCATACTAGCCTCAAGATTCTCGAAGAGATAACTCGTCGCAGTGGTGGAATTAAACTCCGAGAGGATAATGTCTTGTTTATGCTATCTACAAGGCTTAAAGATATGTGTAATAAATACGGTATCTTTATTATGTCCGCAACTCAGTTAAATGCGGACTATCAAGAATCTAAAACTCCTGACCAAAATCTACTTCGTGGTGCAAAAAGTATTGCTGATTGGACAAAGTAATTGAATAATTTACTATCAATTTTTATATAGATTAAGGGATAAAGCAAAAATCTATATAAGGAGCAATAAATATGAAAAAAATAGAATTAACACAAGAACAAATAAGCCAAATATTAAACTTATATAAGAATAATTACTCTCAACAAAAGATTGCTAATATTTTAGGGGTATCTAGACCTGTTATAAAAAGAGTCCTTACAGAGAACGAGGTTCTGTTAAGAGAAAGAACTCATAAATATAAAGCAGATTATGATATTTTTGAAAATATAGATACTCCAGAAAAAGCTTATTGGTTAGGTTTTATAGCAGCAGATGGTTGTAATTATTAGAGAGAAAATAATTCTTCAATAATCATTTCTATAAACTAGAAAGATATTGACCATTTAGAGAAATTTAAAAAATTTGTAAATACTAATGCTGAAATAAAACTTTTTGAGCAGGATATGGGGTATTCAAATAAGACCTAGATGTGTAAAATAGTTTTAAATAGTAAAAAAATGAGTAATGATTTATATGATAAAGGCATAGTCCCTAATAAAAGTTTAATATTAGATATTCCAAAAATAGATGAAAAATATTATTATCCATTTATTCTAGGATATTTTGATGGTGATGGTTCTATAAGTAAAACTAATTGTTATAATAATTATTGTATTAGCTTTCAAGGAACTAAAGAAATTTTAAATTGGATAAATAATTTATTTGAAATTTCAAAATTGGATAAAAGATAGAAAGAAAGTTCTAAAAATAGTTATTATATTAGGTGTGGTGGAACTAATAAACCATATAATATATTAAAATAGCTTTATGATTCTTGTGAAGTTCATTTAGATAGAAAATATAAATTATTTAAAGCTTTGGAAACAGTCGTCCTTAGTAGAAATACTAAGTGATTATTAGACCGAGAATTGCTGGAAAACCCTTAGAGCTAATTAAACTACAACGTAAATATGAAATAAAATTAAGCGTGAATGTTTAAAAATTAATTAGATTGGGTAATCAGCAGCCGAGCCTTGAAGAGAGGAAGGTTCAACGACTATCTGGTAGCGCAGAGTAGCAGAAATGCGAAGTACGGTCTACCTAAACTCTTAATAAAAGAGCAAGGTAAAGATATAGTCTACTCCTTTATGAAAATAAAGGTATTAAGGAAAATTGATTACGGCAGTATTTTGCTTCTTGTTAAAGACGAAGATTTGGAAGCTCTTGAACCAGTTTTGTCGGCAAATGTTTTTGATAAGCCAACAATTAAAATGTCTGTTTATAAAAATAGACGAGGTAAATATAAAGGTGTTTATTTATGGTGTAAAGCTGATTTGGGAACTTGTAGAATAAATCCTATGTTTTGTACCACCTGGGATTATGAAGTAATAAATGTAAATAATATTCGTATTATTGTCGATGGTGACAATGAACAAAATTGGAATTAAGGAGAAACTAATTTATGAATATGCTTGATTTTAAAAGACCTATTGAATATAAGATGCCCAATGCTATTGCTGTAGGATATTTGAAGGCTAATAAGGCAATGAAGTCTAAAGACCCAAATCATGCTAAATCTCAGGAATATCTTTGTAAGATTGTGAATGAGGAGTTTGGTATTAGAGGAAATTGCGTTAAAGTAATTACTTTTTAATATGCTGTCTTTTGATAAAGATGAAATTAAGGAGCAGTTGGATATAGCCGATATATTCCAACTGCTTTTTGATTTCGGGGGAAATCCCAGGTATACAGATTTTGGAATTATTTCTCAGACCATCTGCCATAATAAGCCAGGAGAAGGAAGTTATAAACTTTATTATTATGAAAATAGTCAAGCTTTTTATTGCTATACCGATTGTGGATTTTTGGATATTTACACTCTTGTAATTAAAGTTGCAGGTATTCAATTTAATAAAAACTATAATTTAAATGACGCCATTAGATGGGTAGCAAATAGATTTAATATTAGTGGTAGCTATGAAAGTGAAGCTAGTGAGCAATTAGAAGATTGGGCTTATTTAGAAAATTATAAAAGGATTGAAGAAATAAATCCAACTTCAAATGAGCAGATTACTTTAAAAGAATATAACAATAAAATTTTATCTCGATTAAATTATAATGTTAATATTACACCTTGGCTAAATGAGGGGATTACTCAAGAAGTCTTAGACTTAGCTATGATTGGTTTTTACCCTGGAGACGACCAGATAACAATTCCGCATTTTGATAAAGATAATCGTTTTATAGGTTTGCGCGGCCGCACACTATCTCTTGAAGATGCTGAAAAGTATGGAAAATATCGACCCGTTAAAGTAGGAAAACAACAATTC